CAGCGCGATGCTTTCATTCCTCCGCAACCGTATCCATCTTGGGTGCTAAATGAGGATTCCTGTTTGTGGGATGCGCCTGTACCGATGCCGACTGATGGCAACTATTCGTGGGATGAAGCCACCACTTCTTGGGTTAAACAAGCATGAAACTCATCAAGTTGACCAATGCTACGAAGGGCCGTATCGGTGAAAGTTTGATCCTCAACACCGAGGCGATGATGTCATTTTTTGAGAACACGCAAGAAGATGGCACGAAAGTTTCCGTAGCGTTTGGCATGAATGGCAATTCTTGGGAGGTGCAAGAATCCATCGATGAAATCATGGGGATGATAAATGGAGCATGATATAGAAGCAAGATTTATGACCCATGAGGCTGTTTGCGCCGAACGTTGGAAAGAATCCATTCTTCGCATCAAGCGATTGGAATCAATTTTATTAGCTTGTGCTGGTGCAATCATTCTTTTGTTGCTGCACTTGGTAACGAAAACAGGGGGCTAAATGAATGATCGATCCCATAACGATTGGTGCGGCGTTTGCAGTCGCAAAGGGGGCTGTAGCTGGCGTTAAGCAAGCGATTGAACTAGGCCATGAAATAAAAGACTGCTATGAGGACTTGCAAAAGTTCTTTCGCAGTCAAGGCGAAATCGAGAAAGCGGCAAAGGCCGTTGAAGTAGCAAAGACTCAACCAAAGCCTGATGATCCCAAGGCTGCGGCTGAACAAGAAAGCGCCCTATCACAAGCCTTTACGATTGTGATGCAGCGCAAGCAAGCAAAAGAATTTGAGCGCGAGCTGCACGATATTTTCGCCATGAAGGGCGAATTGGACTTGTACCGCGAACTGTGCCAAGAGCGCGACAGAATCAGCGGCGAACAGGACGAAGCAAACCGAGAGGCTATCCGTAAAGCCAGGTTAGCCAAAGATCGCGCTGCAAGGAAAAAAGAAGAATTTGAGCAAGCCTTGATGACTGCGGGAATCTTTGTATTCCTTGGCATTGGCGGCATCATCGTATTCGTTGCAATTTATTTTAGGGGCTGAAATGCTATCTCTTATCTCAAGTTCGCTTTCGTTTCTGATGGGCGGGTTGCCGTCGATCTTGTCGTTCTTCCAAGACCGAGCCGACAAAAAGCACGAGATTGCCCTAGCGCAAATGCAGATTGAGCGGGAACTGGAGCTAAAGAAAGCCGGTTTTGAGCTTGAGAAGCAAATCGAGGAAATCAAAACTGAGCAAATCAAGGTGCAGGCGCAAAGCCGCACCGAGGAATTAGCCGTTCAGTCGCAGCAAGTCGCTGTAACCGAGAAAATCGCCCTCCTACAGCACGATACGGACAGCGCCAAGGGTGCTAGTCAATGGGTGGTCAATGCACGCGCTATGGTGCGTCCTGGCATCGCCTACGGCATGTTTCTGTTGCTGGTGTTCGTGGATGTATTCGGCTTCCTGTATGCCTTCAAAACGGGCGTTGCGTTTGATGTGGCGCTCAACAATCTATGGGACGATGATTCGCAGATCATTTTCAGCAGCATCATTGCTTTCTACTTCGGTGGGCAGGCTTTCAAGCGATGAAAGTTTCGCCGCTGTGCCTCAAGCTCATAGAACACCATGAGGGCGTGCGTTACAAACCTTACCGATGCCCTGCAAATCTATGGACTATTGGAATCGGGCACGTCATGTATCCCGATCAGGCTAAATTGACAATGGCTGACCGGCTGAAAGTAGACTTACACCCCGAAGATAATAGGGTGTGGAGCAAGGAGGAGGTCTATGCAATTCTTGCAAGCGATTTGGCTCGATTTGAACGCGGCGTTACCCAGTATTGCGGCGAGCTTACCCAAAGTAAATTTGATGCTCTCGTGTGCTTTGCTTTCAATCTTGGTTTGGGAACACTACAGCGCAGCACTCTCCGTCAGAAGGTGCTGCGCCGGGATTATGAGGCGGCTGCGGCTGAGTTCATGAAGTTTACCAAGGCAGGTGGCAAAGTCCTGCCAGGGTTGGTCAAGCGTCGAACTGATGAGGCGCGGCTTTTTTCTTCATTACCCAACGATACTGCTGTTCACTCATAACCCGCTGTTCAGTCTCGGGGCATGAATTGACTTTGCACCACATGACCTTATCGCCGGTCTTGAAAGCAACGTCACACACTTTGCAGCGTTCATAGTTTTCCATTTTGTTCCTTTTGCCGGTCGTGAAATTCGATCTTCAGTTCAGCGACTGCCACGAGAAGATCATTAGTCAATGCCGAGGCTTTCCACCATTGCTTAGCAAGTGCAGCATTGTGTATTTCCTTGCGTAGCTTATCGACTTCAAGAATGCTTTCTGAATAGTCTTTCATGATGCGATCCATACAATAGCGCCGATGATAGCAATGCCTAATCCCATCATCATCACAGCAGCGCAGGAATCCTCAAGCCATGTGCGTTTGTCGTTGATAGGATCACAAAACGCGATAAACACAGCAAACGATGCTGCAATCATAAACAAGCCTCCCCAAAAGATCATTTTTTTTCCTTTGTAAGATGGTAACGCTCACGGCACAGCACGCGGTGGCACTCTTTGCACCAGGACGAGAGCGTTTTGTATTCGGTCAAGTTGAAATCGTTGGGCGGCTTCATCTCGTGACATTTCGTGCATTGTGCCGGGTGTTCCTTCAGCCGCCAGCGTCGCTGCTTCCTCATTTTCTAATTCCTTCAGTTTCTTGTAGTTGATGCGCCATATCATGTGTTTGGCGCGGGTTTTACTGTTCCATTGAAGCTGCAAACCCATGCGTAACACAAGACCATCGCGCACCATGCCTGTCATGTAGCGGGTGATATTTCCAGCATCATCGTTAAGAACGAGGGCGATGTTGGTGGCGGTGAGTTCCATTTCCCTACGCAGAACTTCCTGCATCCCTTCGATGATTTGACGGGCGCGGGGTTTCAGAGTTTTGGCAAGCACGTTACATCCACGACAGAAGGAACTAGCTGATTATTAACTTTGCGCTTTGTGCTGATGACTACGGGGCGCATACCGGCCTTCTCGCATTCACCAATGCCGTTAATGACTTCAAGCCTAGACAGCGGCGGCACTTCCTTTTCCACTTGCAGGCTAGAGATAGCTTCGGGAACGGTGTTACTTGCGGTAGGTTGAAGCGATGAACAGCCGCTAAGAATGACAACTGCAAAGCAAAGTAAGGTTTTCATTTTGCCACCTGTATGAGTTTGTCGCCCTGTTGCTGGCGGGCGCGGTTAAAAATAACGCTAACGTCTGTATGACTAGATTTTGTCGGCGTGAAATGCCCGTCAAGGATGTAGAGATTCCTTTCCCGCAGGTACTTGATGCACTCTTTGCGTTGTTCGTCGTAGCGTCGCGAATCGTGCGGCTTCCAGTTCGATACGTCGATCAAGTCGGGCTGTAGCGCGTCGTAGGTCATCATCCAGTTAATTGCATCAGCTAGTCTCATCGTCATCCTCCGGTAAAAATCTGCGGCGTGCAGGGTTGTTTTGCCAAAAGTAAAGATTGAATCGAAAATTACGGCGTTGCTCTGATGTGATGTGATGCGTAAAGTAGTTTTGAGTGTCGTCATACATGGCTTTTATCAATTGCTTTTTGAATCTATCGCCATCCATGCCAATTATTTCAACGTAATTTTTTGCTCCCTCCATCAAAAACATCATTGCATCCATTGCTTTGTCTTGAGAAACCGGCACTTTGTGCCTGGCTGAATCGTTGCGTTTTGTTGGTTTGAGACAAGCATCAAGCACTGCAAGCGTGACGACATTTGCAAGAAGTTGAGTGCAGGCGATGGTTTGGGCTTCTTCATCCATTGTCGTTTTCTTTGATGAATACGCCGTCGACCATTTTGCCTTTTCGGTCTTTGATTTCTTGCCAAGAGTGTTCGATACAATCTTCGATAGTTACACCAAGCTGCGCGGCAAGAATCGTCAGAACGACAACCATATCGCCGATGCTATCGACGCTCTTATCGGTGTTTTTTCGAGCGATGCCCGATGCTAGTTCTCCCATTTCCTCGATGAGTTTGACCATCTGAGCTTGAGGATTGCTTCCCGAAATCAGGTTGCGATCCTCTGACCAATTGCGGATTCGTTCAAACATGATTGCTCCTAAATGGTGGGGTACTTGCACCGGATGCGCTACCCTGCGTAGTCGCAGAGCGCCGATGCTTTCCCCCGTTAGACTAGAAAGGGATCGAATCTTCCATATCTGACAAGTCGCCGGGATTAGCTTTTTTCTTCGGTTGGTTTTTGTTTTTGTGCTGCATACTGCAAGACATAAACTTGCCCTTTGCGCCCTCTTTGATCCAAGCTGATACCCATATTGGTTCGCCTAACAAGTCAAGCCCATCGCCGCGATAATCGGGGTGGCTATCGGTTTCTTTCTTGGCGTTTTTGAACAGAGTGAACGAGCCGGGTTTTGGTATGTAAGCCATTATTTTTTCCTTATGTTGTCAATCATTTCGGTTACTTCAGTCAGGAACTGCTTTACTGCTTCTTCGATTTCCGTGATGCGTTTCTCATCGCGGTCGAACCGGTGCACAAACAACTGTAGATCGTCAGGCAAACGCGGATCGTAGGATACGAAATCCACCCATTCCCGACCGGTGCAAGCCATTTGCCACAGCATTTGATTTTCGTATTGGCGAGGTTGTTTCTTGTCGATCAGCGTTTGCAGATGCGTAGCCGTCTTAGGGCACTTGATTTCCACTAAGCCATTTGTAGACACCAATCCATCCGGCGAAGCTGCGCCACGCTCAATTGTTGGATGCAGAACGATTCCGATTTCGTCCACCGTCCAATCGCAAGCTAGTTCGTACTCAGCGCGGGCAAACTTTTCTTGTTCCGTTCCCCATTGCATTGCAGCATTGGTAAAGCCGGATTCTTGCGGTTGACCCGTCAGAATCTCAACCACAATTTGCGCCCTGTAATCCCGATAAGCTGCTGTGGTCTTGGATGCCATAACATCGCTGATCCTGCTGGCTGTCACTTTACCGGCGCGAGCAGCAAGCCACTCAGGACTGCCCTGCGGCATTGACAAAACTTTCATGCTTCCTCCAGTTCTGCCTTGCGGGAATTCTTGGCAGCGACGATTGCGGTCATGGCTTCGTTGTCGTTAATTTCCTTGGCGGCTTTATAGGCGACCGTGTAAGCCGTTTTCAGCGCATCCTGTGTGGTAACTGCGGCGATAGCGTCCAAGTGCGTGTTGAGCGTTTCTAAGCGTTTCTGAGGGGCATTCTTATTGCTTGCCGCATTGCCATCGTCATCTTCGGGAGCGACACCGCAGGCAGCGGCAAGGCTATACCTGCGGGCATACGTCAAAGCACTACCGTAGCCTTGGGCATCAGCCTTGCTGACCGGCAAGTTAAGCACCCCACAAGACAACCACTCACCGGAGGCGTGGAGCAGGATTGTTTCGACCCGCACTTCGTCCCTGTCGGATGGCTCTATCCGCTGAATGTAGCTCAGTCCGCATTGACCAAACGCAGGACGAATGGCCTCAACCACCGACGACAGGTCAGCGTATTTGGATTTGAAGAACGGATTGGCGCTGTCTTTAACAGCACCTTTGATGTTCATCTGTGCCATTGCAAGCGCGGTGGCCAGGTTGGTAATGCTTTCTGATTTGTTCATGTTAGTACCCCCGTAACGATAAATATAAAAATTAGTGTGAAGCCAATTGCTACTGCGCGGTCGCCGTTC